GTTAATCTCCAATGCACGTTATAAACAACGTCTGCATTACCATCTAGTGTTGGGTAAGTATCAACTGTTGACACGTTCCAAGTATATCCAATTGCCATTATTAAACTCCTGCGTTTTCGTTAGCTGTTTTCTTAGCGTTTTTTACTTCTGTTGTCCAAACTGTTGCAGCTATACCTTGAACCTCTGTAGACTCTCCTGATACATCTGTATCTGTATGAGTCCAACTATCGTCAGCATTTTGTACAGAGCTTACACAAGGTAGTGAGTGTCTATGAAAAGACCTTGAAAGCTCTACACCATCTTCTTTGATGACTGTAGCTGTTCTTACTTGTATAGTTTTGTAGTCTCCTACAACTTCTATTTTATCTTCTATTATTTCTTTTGTTATTGCCATTCTATTTTCTCCTTTTGTCCGTACCTAGAATCCACTAGATATATTAGTTAAATTGTTATGCGTCTGTCTCATATGCTACAGAAAACCAAAGGTCAGCAGAGTCATTTGCTCTATCTGTTACTGAAACTAAAGCATTTGCTGTATTATCTTTTGATTCCCAAAATCTTACATAACTTGCAGCTTCAACAGCTTCACAGGCAAGATTATAAGTATCATCAGATACGTTAAAAAATTCAAAAACCACTGCACCAAAACCGCTTGTAGAATCTGTTGTGCTACTTACAGCAAAAGGTAATCCTGTAACGTGCAAAGAACCACTGCCTTCAACAACATCATCAATGCCATTCATTTTAGCGGTAACCTGCACAAACCTACCAATTTTAGTATATCTTGCTTCTCTACTACCATAAGTGTAAGTACCTGCGGTATCTGCACCTTCAAATGTCGGAGTCCAAGTACCTTCTTCATAATCGTCAAGATGGTTTGCTGAACCTGTACCGCCTAGATAAGCACCGCCTGAAAGGTAGAGGTTATTGAAAGCATTACTTGTAGTACCTAAAGAAATTTCTCCGTTAACTGGGGTAGTTGTTTCATCAATAGGAAAAATTGCATTAGTTGTTCCACTAAAACCAGCACCAGTGCCTGAAGCAGAATTTAATATCAAGCCAAGCGTTGAACCACCACGAGAAGATATACTTCCAATCTTTACTGTGTCTTTATATAAAGTTACTAAATCACCATCATTAGTATTTCTTCTAAGAGCTAAGACATTTCCACTATTTCTAGTAAAGGAACTGTTTTGTGAGGTTGCTAAAACTACACCAGCAGTTGCAAATGCATCAGAATCCTTACCCACAAGCAAGTTGCCTGAATTGTCAATGGTCATACGAGCTAGTCTGCCATCAGTATTTGATGTAGCAAAAACTATAGGTGAACTAGCAGTATTGGCATTTCCAAAAATTTGCGACTCAATTCTAAACTCATTAGAATTTTCATATATTTTATATACGTTATTCCCTGATGAGTAATTTTCGGAAACATAAAGACCCGTACCATTTGTTCTTACAGCACCTTCAACATCTAACTTAAAGGTTGTATTAGGACTAGTTCCAATTCCAACATTTCCTGAAGAGTCAATACGCATTCTTTCTGTTGCGTTAGTATGTGTTGTTCCTGTACCGCCTGTGCCAAAAACTAAAGCATTACCTGTATTTCCAATAGTAGAATTTCTCCAATTACCATCTTGTCTAGTAGCAAAATACAAATATGAATTAGTTGTTCCAGTTGCATCATAAGATGATTTTATTAAAGAATTACCACCATCTACGTGTAGTTTTTGTGAAGGACTATCAGTTCCAATTCCAACATTGCCTGATGACTCGATACGCATTCTTTCTGCTGTAGCACCACTGTTTCTGGTGTGGAATGTCATCATGCCAGATTCAGCACTACCACCAGTAGCTGTAGATTGAACGTCAATACGACCATATTGAATGTTATTAAAAATACTTCCGTTATTTCCAGCGTTGAAGTCTATACCCATCGTACCGCCAACAGACAAACGTTCCAGTTTTAATAAAGTTGAGGCAGAGGTGTCGCCAATGTGTAGTTTCACATCAACGCTGGTCGTACCAATTCCAACGTTGCCTGATGAGTCTATTCTTAGGCGTTCTGAACCAGCAGTATTAAAGAACAACAATCCAGACGCAGTACCAGCTTCAAGCATTAAGTCTCCGCCTGAGTTTGTGGCTTTTAGTTTAGCTATTGTGTTTGTCTCATCGTGATAAATCTGTAATCCATTTGATGTAGTAGTTCCAAAAAATCTTGCTGAATATTCATTACCACGAGTTTCTAGGGCAGCTAAAGTTGATGCACCACCAATTCCAAGCGATTCAGCACTTGCATCCCAGAATAGAGCTTGGCTAGTTCCTGTATCATCGTAGAAGGAGATGTCTCCGTTGGCTGCTATGTTCATTGCCCTATCATCATTGGCTCTAAACTCTAAATTATGGTTGCCAAAAGTATCAATAATGCCACTTTGATTACCATTAGAGTAGGTAAGTTTAGTTCCGTATGTGCCATTGCTGCTAGTTGTTTCACCTACAACAGTCAACCCATCCATTGTGGCTGTGCCTGTTACGTCTATGCCTGTTGAGGTTGTGGCTAGTTTGGGTGAGCCGTCATAGTATAAACTGACATTGGAATTTCCTGCAGCTTGAATCATATTGTCATTACCAGCTTTAAGAGTAATATATCCGTCGTCTACTACTTTAATGTGTGTAGATTTTTCTACAGAGTCTTGATTATCAAACCAAGCAACATAACCATCGTAATAAATTTGTAATTCATCTGAATTACCAAAAGTTGCTATATCGTCATTGCCTAAAGCAATACCGCCATTAGCTGTGATTTCGCCTGTAACTGTAAGAGCTGATAAAGTACCAACGCTTGTAATATTAGGTTGAGCTGCTGTAGCAAGTGTTCCTGCTATAGAAGTATTAGCTGTAAGGGTTGTGAATGTACCTGCTGCTGGAGTTGTGCCTCCAATGACAGTACCATCAATAGTACCACCATCAATGTCTGGAGTATTTATGTCTGGACTTGTAAGGGTTTTATTTGTTAAAGTTTGTGTGCCTGTTAAAGTAGCAACTGTAGAGTCGATTGCAACTGTTAAAGTGTTAGTAGCTCCACTAGTATCTATACCTGTCCCACCAGCGATTGTAAGGCTCTCTGAGTCGAGGTCAATACTTAATGCACCACCTGTATCACCTTGGAAATCTAAGTCCTGTGCGGTCACCTGAGAGTCTACATAAGCTTTTACAGATTGTTGAGTCGGTAAAAGCGTTGCAGAGTTTGAAGACATATTATCTTCATCTGCAAAACCTGCAATAGTTATTGTGCCATCTGATAAATCTGTAAAGGTAACAGCACCTGCAGTTGTACCACCGATAGTAACACCATCAATAGTTCCACCGTTAATATCTGTTGTAGTTAGTACAGAACTTCCAAGTGTTACAACACCTGTAGAGTCTGCTATAGAACCTGCAGAAGTTCCATCTTTAGCTTTTAAATTTGTAACTTCAATGTTTGTTGTGTCAAGAGTTGTAGCATTTACGTTAGTAATGTTACCAGTTGTTGAAGTTAATGTGGTGATAGTTGTTGCAGCTATTGTACCACCTTCAACTTTATCACCAGAAATTTGGTCATCTGCCAAAGTTAGTGTACCTGATGAAACGTCTAAAGTTTTACCAGAACCTACAGTTATATCTGAAGTTGCTATTGTAGCACCGTCTATTGTACCACCGTTAATATCTGCTGTATCAGCTACAAGGCTATCTATGTTAGCTGTACCATCAATATAAAGGTCTTGCCATTCTTTTGTAGCACTTCCTAAGTCATATGTACCATCAGTGTTAGGAATAATATCTGAGTCAATTTCAGCAGCTAAATTAATACTATCAGTATCTGCATCACCGAATGTGAGATTACCTGAGATAGTAGCACTACCTGTAACGGTTAAATCACCACCGATACTTACATTACCAGTTGTTGTGACTGTATCTGTATAAGTATCTTTAAATCTTAAACTTGTTGTACCTAAGTCAATGTCGCTATCTGTGACAGGAATAATAGCTCCATCTGCAATATATAATTGTTGTACAGAAGTACTAGATACATCTATCCAAAATTCTATGTGGTCATTTGTAGTATCTATTAATACTTTATTAAGAGGAGTAGCTACACCAGTATCTCCAATTAAAGCTATAACAGCTCCTTCTCCAGTAGTACCGTCATGCTTATGTCCAGTTAAACTATTAAAAGCATTTAATAATTGGTTGTACTCATTGTTAAATAATGCAGCAGTAATTGTATCTCCGTCTGCAAATGTACTTTGTCTTGTATAACCTGCCATTGTTTTTATCTCCTACCTGATGGAATGTAATCTATGTATAGTCCGTTTATTGTATAAGGTGCGTTTGTATCGTTTGTTAATATTCTAAAGCTATTAGAGTAACCACTACCTTGTAATGCTAATCTAACTAAAGGTTGTTCTGATGCTCCAAATTTTGCAGTGCCAAATAAAGCACTTCCAAATATAGAGGGAGCTGGTACACTGTCTAATACGTAATCTTCTGGTTGTGGTGTTTCATTACTATCATAATCAAACCTTACTCTTAATGTAGGCTGAACTTCATTTTCAGGACCTATAGATAGTTTAACGTAGTGTAAAGTTTTTAAAGTTCCAAAATCACCATAATCATAGTTTGGTGTTTGATATCTTGCATCAATTGCAGAACCATCAAAATTATCACCTGAATCGTGGATATAAACATATCCATCTGTATCACCATGATAAAATTTTTCTATTCCTTCATTATCAAATCCAGAATTAATAGCTCCAACTTCTATACCTAATGTTTCAGACCATTCAAAACCGTTTGGTCTTAATGTACCTATTATACCTTTTTGTGAAGCATTTGTCAAGCCTACATTAGTATAAAATAATCTATATTGAGATTTATCTCTTAAAACAATACTGTTTATAACAAAACTATTGACATTTTGAGATAGCTCTGTTATAATAGGCTGTATTGCTTTACTAACTGTTCCTAACTCTACGTCACCAATTCTTGCTGTACCTGCAATAGTTCTAAGACCATCTGGTGCTAAGAATACTAAGTCACCACCAATTTCTTGAATACTATAACCACTTAAACAACCTACATTTTCTGCAACAGGTATTACAGCAATAGTAGAAGAATTATTAATATTTATTAATTTATGAATACTATTTTGACAAAATATAAATAAATCTTCACGGAAACCTTTAACACCTACTATTTTATCTGATATAGTTATTGCACCTGAACCAGAACCTGTAAAGTTATCAGGGTCGTTATAAACACTATAGTAAATTACGTTTTCATTTTCTGTTACACCTGCAGCTATTAAATGATGATTATGAGATGTAATATATTTTACACCTTCGCTACCTGTAACTGTTATTTCAAATGTAAAAAATGTTCTAGTATCTAAATCACCTGTGCCTTCCATACGAAAAGACCAAGGTTTATTAACTCCGTCTGCAATAATAACTTCACCATAATCTTGAGTAGCTGCTTCAAAAAGAGCAAACTGAGCTTGTCCTTGATTAGTTCTAACAGAAGCTGATTTACCTGTAAAGGTTGCATAATCGTCACCACCACCTGCAGATAACTTATTTATTTGTAACCAACTAATACCATCATTACTAAAATAAATAGCATCACTTGCTGTAACTATAACTCCATCTGCATATGGAAATGTTCCTAATATAATTGTTGAAGTACCTGTAGGTCTAGTTGCACTAGCTCCACCAAATTTTTCATAACCATTAATACGTCTATATCCTCC